CTCAAACCCAATGGTCTCCGCAGCCCCTCAACTTCGCAGTTGAGACGTGACCAGACGCATATCTCTGATATGCCACCATTCCATTAGTCAGTAACCATTTATCAAACAATTTAAACCATCAATTAATACAACAAGCGAATGTCACCGGTGACCCGAACACCATGATTTGATGACATAAAATTAAAGTAAAAGAGCACCAACGCTTGCAATTGTCCCAACAATATCTGCAGCAGTCCCAGCTATCTTAACAGCCTGATTCCAAGCCCCTTCAACTTTAGTAATGAAATTTTCTTCATTAATACCGCCATCATCAATAACTCGCCCAGGTGGAATTGAATTGAGCAGGTTATCAGCGGCTGCCATAACAATAGGTCGACTGGCAGCAGGTGGCGATACAAGATTTAGTGCACTCGTTGAATGTGACACAGGTAGACCCTCATAGTTGATGCACATCTCAACAACCAATGCAGGTGCAGTACCTGAAGTAGGCCCTGCAACTGCCGCAACGATAATGCCATTGATACCAATGATATTTTCGATGCCAGATTGATAAGCTGTGTTAATCCAACCAGATTGCAAACTACGATAATCATTTGCATTAGGCGATGTCTTTTCAAACAAACACATAATCTCGTTGTCGATGAGTGTTAGAACAGGTTCAGTAATTAAGTCAGGATGCGTAGTAACATCAGGTATTCCAAGCGGCAGGGTACCATTAAACCCAGTTGTACCAGCTAATGAAGCATCAATAAATACTGGTGCCACATAAACTTCTCCTTGTCCAGTTGTAGGTCCATAATACCGTACAGTGATACCACCACTAATCATACGACATGAACTATATATACCTTGCAAAGCTCCAAGCTGGACATAAGGATTTTGCCCGGTATAATTCGTTGCCCAGGTCCATGTATTAGGGGCGGTGGTAGTGGCGGTGTTAATAACTAGACAAGCCGGATCAGGCCAAAACACATTTGTTGCAATACCATGTGCATCAAATGTCATGTTATAAGTGGTCCGAACTTGAAAAGTGCCAGACATATTAGTGTCGGGGTCAGGTAATTTACACCCTAGAGCATCTATGCTGAATGGATCTATACAGCACAATGGATACTCTGGGATAGTTGAATTACCATTTGTAACACGGTAACCACGCCGCGATCGTCGTTGGGCACGTGTTACACGACGCTTTCGATTACTAGCACTATTAACGCTCAGACCAACAGGCACACGTTGTTTTGGCCAAGGTTGAGAGTTTTGAACAATTGGGTTCAACCTTCCTTTTCGCGCACGAGGAGGTTGGCCAGCTGCAATACGATTGGCTCGATTACGTTTCTTCGCTTCAGTTTTAGCGTTACCCATAGAAATCGAATCCCAAATTTCCTTCTAGGAGCACAGGTTCGGTCCAAGTCGGTGTTACCATAGTGCGTTCCAGTGCTATTTGTTCATCAGGCGTAATGCCAAAAGCCAAATAGAATGACGCACGTGTAGATGGATGTACAGGAAAGCCAGAGCGTTTAATGCCCCTGGCCCAATACCGATCAGAATTATCCTCAAACATGGGATGGTCAAGTGGGTTATCACATTTAATTAATTTAGAATAAAACTCAGAGTAAATAGGGATCCCTCCAAGCCATGACGACCCACAAAGACCGACAGCAGTCAACCATCGATCAAACGTTTTCGGATCTTTCAGCGGCAATAATGTACATACATCCTTAGACCAAGCATTCGGAAATTCGCGTACCATCATATACTGCTCACCATTATAAATGGGTCTGCACTGACAGAAGCTGATATGTTCCAGTTCATAAACAGGTTCTTCAGCAACAATATTAAACCCACAAAGCCGAAACCAGTCCTCAAGACCATACATAAACCAATCAAGGTCGTCTTGTTCCATAATAACAACAGAATCATCACCCATGTCAACGATTTCACAATCAATTGACTTTTGGTGTTTGTATGTGTATAAAAGAGCACACATATCCAATACACCAATGAGAGAAGTATCCATATCACCAGAACATAATCCGTAATCTACAGTATACTGAACAACCCCGTTTTGACAAACAGCACGAGCTTTTGTAAACAACTTCCAGTCGAATAATCTACCGAACGACCGACGGTGGGTTTTAGGTATGAAATTTGACAACACACCCTTGACCCATAACATGGAAGATTTATGCACGTGTTGATCAAAACGAGATGCATCCATTGGCACTGCAACAGGTCTACGGAAACGACGCCATTTGTTATGAATGATCGTGCCAACTTGTAGAGCATTTAGGCCTTTCATAACGGTGCGGCTCCCAAACACAGCATCTATAGCTTTGTATACGACTTTCTCTATAGGTTTGATAAAACACCCGTAAGCCACATGAAACCGTGATGTACGGGGTTGTATCACACGTGGGGCCGGATCAGGTTTCTTGTGAAAAGGAATCTTTTCTGCTTTAATAAAAGTAGAAAGACGGACATCTCTATAGTCAAGTTCTACGAGGTCAAGACTATCTGCTGCTTTCTGCATACGCGTTTTGCGTCGGCCTTCATACGAAGAGACGAATACATCCTTGGAATAGGGCTCAACACAATAACTATGCTTAAGTAGCTCTTTCTTAAACCCGTACAACATTGTGTCCCAAACATGCTGCTTGACAACAGGAGGACGTTGCCAAGTACCAGTGTCCTTACACAATAATACCCTCTCCAGAATAGCTCGTGCTGTTGTATCCACATCATTATTGTGGACACCCCACCGAGCTAATGGAACGATTCCTGACACCGAGAACATTCTCCTCTCACGCACCAACGGACCCTGTTTATTAACACTGATTCTGGGATCATCCAGCAATGACCTGGTACTAACACCAGTGTTATAAACAAGGCCCCCTCAATCGCGAGAAAAGGGTTCAGGAATACACTGACCCCACCACGTGTACAAGGGGCTAGTGTACCTAGTGATCAATTTACGAGCAGAGCGAGACATGAGCATCTCGCGTGCCATAATGTCCTCGTCACTAGGAAGGAAGACACTATTGGCTACAACGTCCAACCACTGTCGTTGATGTGTAACACGCATTTTGCGTTCACGCATTTTATCGCGAACCCATCGGCGAACCATCAACCGATTAGCTTCGGACATTGTTGGACATCCAAACTGCACCTTAACTTCACCCATCAACCATCCAATGTAATGCCGATTTGGAACGAAATCAACTGGAAGTTCCTCATCAACATCACGTGGACGCGTTGGCACAGGCACAACCGCATCAACTGGTTCAACTGAATCAATTGAAATAACACTATCAACATCAGAAATGATGCTAACAGTGTCATCATCTGATTCAGTATCATCACCACTCTCCAAACCGTCCTCCGACGGTTCCGGCATCCACTCCGGTTCTTCATCGACCGCAGCAGTGACATGTGGGATCACAACAGGAACACCCACATTCACAGGAACAAGCGGTTGAGGAAGTTCTACTGGAGGCAAGATCGGCTCCGAGTCCGCATCCCTCCTCATCGTCAGCACAATCTCCGTCTGACGATCCTGTGTCCATGTCAACGGTGTACGAACCCTCCACCATTTGACATGCAACACAGTCAGATGTGCAATAATACACAAGCCAGCCAGTGGGGAAATAAACCACGCG